CAACGTTCTTGTTGCCAGCCCCAAGCGGAACTGATCCAAGCTTCATTTCTATCGGTGCAGCATTGACAGCAAGAATGGTGTTCCAGCTTTGACGGGCGGTTGTGAGGGTTTGATTGCTGACCATTTTCCCGTAGGACGGAGCAATTTGCATTGCGAGATTCGTTATTACCGCCGTCCATGCTGAATCGGGTATTCCAGCTTCATCCGACAACGAAGATGATCCCGGGGAACCGGGAAGGTTATAACCGAGCTTGATCCCCCTTGCTCCCCACTCACCCATCATTGCATCCAACCGCAAGAGCGCCTGTTGAAGCTGATCGGTTGACAGGTCGAACGAGTAACTGCTCAGCCCTATTTCAGAAAGTGCAGCCACAACGATATCACGCTTCAGGAAACTCATTTAATCACCTTCGTGTAGAACTCTGACTGTTTTTTCGCCGCTTCCCTTGCTTTCTTGTACCGTGCAGGATCGGACTTGATATCCTCGGCTTCAGCCAATGTTCTGGCATCCGCTTCAGACTGCCACTTTTCCCGTTCAACATCTTCACCGCTCAGCCTTTTCTCTTTGGCTTTCGCTGACTTTGTTTTGACTTCTATCATTTCCTTTCCTTCGGCGCTTTCGGTTCCTTCTGCGCTTTCAACGCTTCCAGAGCTTCAGGGATTGATTCAAAAAAACCAACGTCGAGCGCTGCTGACAGTTCATTTTCGTCTTTCACGATCTCATCGCCATAGGTTCCGCCCTGACATTCTTTCGGTCCGGGGCTTGTAAAAACGAATCTCGGGAAGTCTTTATTCATGATACCCTCAATCGAAAAAGGGAGCGGGGTTTTATTCCGCTCCCTCACGCATTAACCCATGCGGTAAATGATGTACGTTGCGGCGGCGGTTTTCCTGAGCCGGAAACGCCCGGTTGTTACAGTAGCGACAATCATAGTACCAACGGCGGTTACGCCAGCGGCGACAACGACGGTAAACGCATTGGCACCGGTTGCAATTACCGAGAAGTCAATCGAATCATCAATGTCCATCTGGAATGCCGCATCAAGCACGGTGCCAGTCGGGACAGTTCCAGAAACAGCGGCGGCGGTAGACGATGTTACGATACCGCTGAGGATCGCGGCTGCGGTCAGCGCTCCGGTAGCGTTGAGTGCAATCGGAGCGATCTGTCTCTGGTTCGACCGCTTTTCGGTAACGGTGGCGGCGGTTCCAACATTCACGAACACCTCGTCAGCCCCTGCTTCAACGCGAAATCTTGTCGCAAGGGTAACAGCGGCGGAAAGATATTCTTCACCGGATGCCGTCATCTTTAGCAGGTTAAACGTATTAGGTTGGTTGGTATTACTGATCTCATTGTAGACCTTCACGGGCGCGCGAGAATAGACAGATATCTTTCCGCTCGCCGGTACAGTCAGTTCAATTGATCCCATCGGGTAAACTTTTGTTGACATTCTTTCCCTTTCCTTTGCAGATTATATCCGCGAGTAGAGAAGCCGGGCAGATATTCTACCCGGCTCACTCATTAGGTCTGGCTGAACAGGATGATTCCCGACATTTCAGGCGCTTTGTTTACCACTCCGAAAAGGGTATCCAACCGGTACAAGGTTTTCATCGTCTTGATGTCATAGCTTTTCTGCATGACAAGTTCGATTCCCTGATCGGTAGTTCCGCGCATTACAGAGGGACCGCCGTCTGTCGGTACAGCATAACGTCCGGGCAGAATCTCGATAGCATCTTTCTGCCAGAATGCGTTGGTCTGAGCAGCAACGGTGTTGAGGAACACAATCGCGGCATTCGCAGCGGCAACATTTACGACGCAATTCTGCTGCTGAAGCTCAGCGTCAGTTGCACCCTGTCCGGTAATGAGCGGAGGGCTGATTACCATCGTGGTTCCAGTCAATATCTGAATGACACGGAAGGTTTTCAGCTGACCGGTATCCTGTTTCGTTATGTGGTGGACAGCGTTGACGTTGGCAATTGTGAACGAGTCACCAGCAACCACGTTGGCAGTTGCAGTTGTCGTTATTGTCTGATACCGATTGTCAACGTTTCCGCGCTCTCCGGTAGTCGCAACAGAGGTTGCCTTCGGAACATAGACGTTCACACCAGCGGGAAGAGTACTCATCGTGATAGCAGCACCACCAGCCGCAGCGGGAGACCGGCGAGCATAGTCCAGCTTGAAGGTGTCGAAGCTGGCAATCTGACCAACATAGGCTTTTTCGTAAGCGGTAAGCGGTTTTCCATTCATCGTCTGACGGGAAGCGAGATTCGCAGCCATGCCGTTATAATCGCGGGTGCTGAGGGCGAGGTACCGGTCATAACTCGGAACACCCTGTTCGTTCATGATCGCTTCGCACAACGCAACGTCATCAAAGCCGGTTGCAGCCGCGGCACGTTTGACAACGAGCGTTCCCTGAAGGGATGCCACATCGAGAACAGCGCGATTGATATCGCTGGCAAGCTTCTGCTTTGCGGCATCTCCAAGGCGTTCTTCCTGAAGCGCATCACGAAGTTCTGCCGCACTCAAAAGCCACGGTACTGACTTCTTGAATCCTATCGTTGCCGGTACTGACTGCTGGGTATACTCTTTGAAGTTTGCGGACTGATCCTCACCATCAAAGGACTGTGCAATATAGGGCTGGGGACGCCAAATGGTGTTACCCGCCCTTTCCATCATGCTCTGGTCGGTATTGTATACCGCCACATTTTTAGACAATACGAGCTGATCCTGAAAACCTTCAAGGATTGTCTCAAATGCTACTCTTTCCTCTTTCGAGAACTCATTAGCCATTGTGTTGCTCCTGTTTAATTGACTTTTGTTCCTGCTGGAACTTCTTGACACTCACCTTGCGGAATGGTGGCCCCGTTTGAATCCTGCTTTTATTAACGGGGGTGCGACCCCCGGCGGCTTTCAGTTCCGCTTCTGTCTTTTGTAGGCAGTTACTTTAGTGTAATCGCCCGTCTTTTCTGCCTCTGCCCTCAGCCGTTCCAAAGCGGAATCAGTTGAACCAGAAGGTCTGCTATTCCCCGAAACCTTTCCCTCAGGTGCGGTTGCCGGTTTCTTGCTTGTCACTTTCAATTGTCCCTCCAATCGAGCAACGGCGAACGCGAATGCAACAGGGTCACTGACCGCCGCCAATTCTTTTGCTACCGTCTCATTCTTCCCAATTGCATAAATAACAAGTGCAGGGTCTTTTGCTCCCTGTACTATTATCCCTTGTTGCACCGGATTAAGCAAGCCCAATATCATTTCTTCTGCATCATCGAAGTCAGGAACGCCCAGCGCGCCCTTTGCTTCCTTGTAGGCATTGAGTTTTCCGTTCCACTTTTCAGCCTCTTCGTCCTCTTTTCGCTTCTTTTCGGTTGCTGCTTCGTCGGCTTTTCTCTTCCGTTCGTGCCAGCTTTCAATTTCCTGCTCGTACTTCGTGGCATCGTATCCCATTGATTCCAAGGTAGGCTTTGCTCCCAAAGGCGTTTCAGCCGGTGCAGCGCTCTGATTTAGCTTTGCCCGTGCTTCCCGCAGTTCCTTGTTCAGTTCCCGATTCTGCGCGCGAAGGTCTTTGACCCATTTCGGTGCCGGTTGATGTTCCTCGTGGTTTTCATCTTCAGGCTCCCCAATCGTTACGACAACCTCGTCAACCGGTTCCTTTTCTTCCTGCGCTACCTGTTCAACCACTCCTACCACTTCTTCGTTCTCGTCCATTCTGTTCTCCTTCTCCTCTTGATACCGCCAGAGGGGTGCGTTTATTTCAAGGTCACTGACCTTTATAACTGACTTAAAAGCATCATCAAAAACCGTTCCTCATCATCCTTTGCCTTGACAGATCGCTTTGCCTTTACGCTTCCACCTTGTACCGGAGCAATGACAGACTGAATAACTATCGTTGTATACTCTACAGCATGACGCACAGGGATTTCAACCTTCGTGCATTTTACTCGTGCTTTTTGTGTCGGTGCCGGTGCAGATTCAGTTACCCGGGTCTTGTACGGGAACACCGGAGGATAGAAAGCGATTCCCCCGCCAGTCGGAACAGGGACAACACCGCCTTGCGCCTCACAAGTCACGAC